GTCTCTCGCTGACGATGACAGCGCGCTCGCTACACCGTCGCTGTCGCTGCCGTAGTTCTCGCCGGTGATTGCCTTCCAGGCGCCGCGCGCCTCGCTGGCGTAGTCCTTTGCCTGGCCGACCATGGCGGAGAACCCGGAGCGGAGCAGGGGCTTCACCTTCTCGAACAGCGCCAGGTCGATGCCCTTGGCCTTCAGGCGCTTGCCGACCTCGGCCGGGCTGGCGCTGGCGCCGGTCAGGTCGAACAGCACCCGGCGGCGATCTTTGGCGTCCAGAGCGGCGAAGCGGCTGGCGTCGAGCACGAACGGCAGGAACGGCGAGTCGGCGAGCGGGGAGCCTTTGCCGCTAGGCAGCGCGACCCCGCAGGCCTGAACCTCGCCGGCCTCGTCCAGCCACTCGACACGGGCCTCGCCCTTCTTGGCGCCCTCGGTGATCAGTTGGCCGATATGCTGCTTCTGCGCAACGCGGCCGGGCTTACCGGTGAATGCGTGGCTGATGGCGTCGAGCAGCGAACTCTTGCCGGCGCCGTTGTGGCCGGCCACCAGGAGCACCGGCGCAGAAACATCAAGGGCCGCATGACGCAGCCCTTGGAAGTTGGTGATTTCGATTTTCGTGATGCGCATGGCTCACTCCAGGGTGATGGGCTCTTCGGCCGGGGCCTTGGTGGCAACGGCGACGCGGTAGGTGTTGAGGTCAGGCGATTCGCCTTCGGTGGCGAGCGTGATCACACCGTCGTCGAGCAGCTTCATGGCGACAGCCAAGGACTCGTCGGTGCTCAGCGCGAAGCGCGACTGCAGCCAGCCCGGGGTGATCTCGTCTTTGCGCAGCACCAGGACGGTGATGTCGTCGATGGTGTGGCCGCCGTAGGTTGTGGCGCCGGGCTCGGCGGCACTGCTCAGCAGGTCTTTTTCCGGTTCCGGCGGCGATTGCAGGATCACCTCGCGCTCGCCGTTGGAGTTCGGTGCCGATACAACGCCGGCGGCTTCCATTTCCTCGACGATGCGCGCGGCGCGGTTGTAGCCGATCTTCAGGTGCCTCTGGATGGAACTGATGGTTGCCTGGCGGGTGTCGCGGACATGTGCGACAGCCTCGAGGTACAACTGATCTTCACTGCCATCGCCCAGCAGCCCCTCTGCGACGTTGCCAGCGTGCAGCGGCATTTCGTGCTGGTCGCGGTCGGGCCGGACGTCGTCCAGCCCCTCGTCGTAATCGCTCGGTGCCATGACCAGCAAGCACAACTTGCCGGCGGCGTCGGTCAATTCGTGCTTGTTCGGCTCTGCGCCGTCTACCTTCGCCGTGATCGTCATGGTCTTGGCTTCGACCTTGATCGCTTTCATATCGACTGGAACGGAGACTGCGCCGCGGGAAGCAATGATGCTGATGGCCACCCTGGTCACTTCGCTTACGCTTTCCGCTATGCGATCGATCACTTCCTGCTGCTCGTCTAAATGCAGCAGGTGGAAGGGCACACGGACACTGCGCAGTTCGGTGACCACCGTGTTGACCAGGTCGCGCTCCAGCAACTCGTGCGCGATGGTGCTTGGGTAGTAGCCGTGTAGTTTGGCGCGGTCGATGATCTCGCGGTGTTCGGCTTTCATCCGGTGGAGCTCCTATTCGTTGGCGATCCGCTCCAACTGCTCGAGTTGGGCGTCGCTGAGGTAGGTGTGTGCGCCGTAGCGCTGGAAGTTGCTGCGGAGGTCGGCCAGGAACTGCTCGTCCCAGTCCGTAGCGGCGTTGAGCTCAGCCGCGCCGAGTAGCGCGGCGAACTCCCCGACTTGGCCGTACCGCTCAAGGACAGTGAGGCTGGGCATGGCCGGTTACTCGAGATTGAGCTCGTCGGTGCCGGTGTCCGGCTGCTGGCCCGGGGCGGGTTCGGTGATTTCGCCCGTCTCGGTGTTCACGCCGTCCGGCGGAGAGGGCTCGTCTCCATCGTCTTCGGCGGCGACAGCCGGCGGCGCCGGTTCTTTGTCTCGGAGATCATCGACATGCACCGTCACGGTTTCACCCTGGATATCGGTGTCCCGCGGTTCGATGAAGTCGTTGACCTCTTCGACGGTCTGCAGGCCCATCAGCAGCTCAGGCGCATACAGGCGGCCCAGTAGGCTGGCAGCGCGGTAGCGCAACATCACCTCGGGCATGGTCTGCCACTTGCTGCCGTTCTTGGTGAGCCAGCCCTCGTCGAGCGCCATTTGAATCGACACTTCGGGGCTTTCGATCACGGGCACTCCGTACTCGCGGCACAACTGGAGCATCGACTTTTCGCGAAGCTCCTCGGGGCTGAAGGTCGGGATTTGAACGCCCCTCTCGGTGGTCCAGGCCGTGCAGGTCTGATGGCGAACCTTGATGGTCTTCGTCTCCTCGACCTTCTGCTTGTTCTTCCAGGTAGTCGCCTTATAGGAAACCTCCTGCTCTTTGCCCGGCTGGCTGAGGTCGTAGCGGAGCGGGTTGAAACGGCCGCAACTGTTGATCGAGGCGATGATGAACTGGCTGGACCAGCTCGGCCGGCCCTCGATCACGTACAGGTTCTGCATCACCATCAGCGGATCGGCGCCCATACGCTGCGCCATGTTCAGAGCGACGATGCAGTTCGGCAGCCCGGCGCCGTTCGGGGTGTAGCCGGTGACCTTGCCGTACTCTTTCACCTCGGCGAAGGCGCGGTACTGCACCGGCACTAGGGTAGACGCGCTGAGCGCCTTTGCGACGCGCTGGATCTGGTCGAAGCCGGCGCCGGTGAGGAGGGACATCGGCGCATCGTTGGTTGACCTCGCGACGGCGCTGGTCTTCAACTGCTCCAGTTGGGTGGGTTCGCTCATGCTGCTGTCTCCTTGTAACCCATGAATTTCCGGTACTCGGCCTCGGTCGCAACGCTCACGACGCGGTGCTCGTCGGGCTTGTCCGGCTTGTTGTGCTGCTTGCGCTGGGCCTCGAGGAACTGGCCGCGATCCCAGACGCGGTGGTGGTTGATTACCTCGCGGCGCTTGCCGGCCGGGTCGGTGAGGCGGACGTACAAATCTTCGGATTTCATGGCGATCCTCATTCGTGGTATGGGCAGGTCCGCCAGCGCGGACAGTACTTCGGGCTGCAAAGTGGGCTTTGCGGGTTCGGGGGGAAGAGGCCGGAGCGGAACATGTCGGCGGCGAACTTGATCAGGCCGTGGTGCTCGGCAGTGCCGGCCATCATCTGGCGCGCACCGACGATCTCGCCGACCGCCGCCTCGGGCTTGCCCTTGGTCTTCAGGCCGATGATCTCGGCCGGCGCGGTGATCGGGTCGCCGGTGGTGTGCTCGTAAAGCAGTTCGTAGGTCCCGATCTGGGCTTTGTGGCCCTTGGTCTTGGCCACGCCCTGGCTCACCGCGGCGCCGCCGGTCTTCACGTCGGCGATGCCGACGCCGCAGCTATCGCGCTTGATGCGGGCCCGGTCGAGTTGGCCGGTCAGGCGGACAAGGATGCCGCCACCGCAGTCGATCTCCATCGGCTTGGTCGTCAGCTCCACGGCCACGAACGTGTAGCGCGGGCTGATGTCGTTGCAGTACTTCGTGTGCAGCGTCAGTCCGGTGGACTCGGCTTCGCGCGGGCTGATGTCGGAGCCGCGCCAGTCGACCTCGAACTCCGGCTGCTGCAGCGTGTGCACCAGCAGTTCCGAGGCGTCGTAGGCGCTGATCGGCTCGCCGTTGACCCGTGCCGCATCGAACGCGGCGGTGCTGGCGTGGATTGCGGTACCGAGCAGCGCCCGGGGGGATGAAGGGCTACGCATCTTCAGGATGTGTACGCCTTCCCAGCGGAACGCGCAGTCGAACAGCGCGCCCCAGGACGAGGCGCGCACGGTGATGGTTTGCATGGTTGGCTCACTTCCCGGCGATGGGCGCCGTGGCGGGTTGTTCGGCGGTGATCAGGCCGCCCCAGGCAGGGGCGAAGATGAGCAGGATGTAGAAGGCGGTCATGGCCAGGGCGCCGAGGAGGGTGGCTTTACGCTTGGCATTCATGGCGCATGCCTCCCGGCCCCATTGCACCTCCAGCAGGAGGAGTAGGCAGAATGGTGCGGGCCGTGCGATACGGTGTTACCGGTGCCTTGACATACCCGGCAAACAACCTTTTCCCGCTCCTTCTCAAGTTCCTTGCGAAGCGAGTCGGTTTCGCGTGCCCTTGGATCTTCCGGGGAATAGAAGGCTTGTCCAATGTTCTCTGCGAACAAGACAACGTCCCTGGCAATCGCCTTGATCTGTTCGCTGGTGGCCACCACGCCATGCTCCTCCAGCGACTCCCCAAGCCCTTCGGCGAAGTAGTCTTCCCGTGAGTAGCTCATCGCCGCACCCCCAGGCACTTCCGGCCGCGCTTGATGGTCAGCGCCATGCGGCGCGGGAGATTCACCACCAGGGTCTCGCGGGGCAGGCCGAGTACCGCGGCGATGTCGGCGCCGGCAGGCATCACCAGGTCGTCGAGCTGGTCGTCGATGATCGAGCGAACGGGGCGGGTGGTCATGTGTTCGTGCTCCTGAGTTCTGCCCAGCGCGAATCCGCTGCGGCGTCGAGCCGGCGGCGCATGTCGTCGTAGAGGCGGGTGTCGATGAAGTCCACTGCGTAGGCCAGTTCGATCTGGCCGTGGAGGAAGCTCTGTTCGGGGCGCGGGAAGTGGGACCGGCGCATGGCCGTGATGCCTTCCTCAATCATCCGAACCGCGCGTTCATTGCTGAAGGCCATCGTCGTCCTCCTGCTCTTCGTCCTCGGGCTCCGGTTCCGGCTCCGGCTGGTCCCAGAGCGGGTCGACGGCACGGTCGTAAGCGAGTTGCGCGTTGCTAAAAGCCGCGCGGTTGCGGCGCTCGCGGTATGTCCACATCGGGATGCTCTCCGTGGTTCACCTGCATTCGGCAGCACCCAGGCACACGGCAGTCGTGCCCGGTGGGGCGCCGTAGTGGGTGCTCTCGAATGGGGGTTGAAAAAAGCCCGGCCGGAGCCGGGCGAAGAGGGGGAACGCTGCATGCGCAGCGGGGAGTGATCTGGCCGGTCGCGACTCCGGCTCTGGCATCAGTGCGCTTCTCGGGTGTTTGCCGCTGCTGCGGTGACTGTGCTGATGCCCGGAACTTCATCGGCCATGGCCGCCCACGTGCGCGCTTGTTCCCGCGCTTCCCGCGTGTCTCCAGGGAGCTTTCGGCTCCCAGCTTCCACGCCTCAAATCACTCTCCGCTGCGCCCTGGCCGCGCCAGGAGCAGGAAAGAGAAGGGCGCCGCCAAGCGCCCTGTCTCCACTTACATGCACCGCCCTATGTGAAAGCGGTTGGGTACAGGCTCGACCGCATGTTGGCGATCTGCCGATTGAGGCTGGGCTACATGGTGAGGTCCTCCGTTGTGCGCGCCGTTGGACCGGCGGGCGCTCGCCGTGGGTTAAACGCCCGGCAATGGGCCAGGCGCCGAAGTCAGGAGATCGCGGTGCAGGCCCGCAACGCCACCGGCGCCGACTGGCCTTCGATCCAGATAACCGCCGCCCCGCCAAGCGACACGCTGGCCCGGCCGACGGTGCGGGTGCGCTGCGGTTCGGCCCCGCGGTACGGCCGGTACTCGATCAGCGCTGGCGCCGGGTGCTCTCGGTTCCAGGCCTCGACCAGCTCCGCCGGAGGCACCGGTCGGACGTTGCCGATCTGCTGGTAGATCTCGGAGCGGTGGATGGCGACGTCGTCCGGGGCGGTGATGCCGAGGCGCACCTGGTCGCCTTGGCTGCCAAGGACCGTGACGGTGATGTTGTCGCCGATATGCAGGGTTTGGCCGACTCGGCGAGTGAGGATCAGCATGTGTGCCTCCGTTCGGGGTGGTGGGGGCCGTCAGCCCAAGCGATCCGGGACGACCTTCATTGCCTCGGCGACGAGCTTGTGGGCCCCTTCGGAGTCCACCGTGGCGAACCCCTTTTCGGCGTGGTCCCACTGCTCATCCTCGCCGCCGGGGAAACTGCTGCACGCCACTGAACAGACGCCAAGCCCGTCGGGCTTGAAGTAGAGGCGCACCTCCGGGCCGTCATCCCCGCGATCAAGCATCACGAGCACCTGGCCCAGGTCTTCGAACTCGAAAAGCTTCGCGAACTGCTTCATTGGAATTCCTCTGGTTGGTTTCCCTGATGCCCCTCGGGGGAAGGGCATCGAGGAAATCGGTGTTGCTCCCGCGTTCGCCTACTGGGCTTCTACAACCCGCGGGTGGTGCTCATTGCTGTCATTCCCCTGACTGCGGCGCCGATTGCCGCACGGCACAGCCAGGTTCCTGCCCATTACCGCCGGGGTGGCGGGGCGCATTGCTTTCCGGGTCATTCGCTCGGTTCGGTCTGGTCCTCGTCCGCCGCAGGTTCTTCCTGCGTTGCCCAGGCCCGCATTGCCTGAGCGCGGATCGCCGGTCGCCGGTAGAGGCAATGCGATCTGTTGTTGATGTGTTGTGCTGTCGGGTTGTTAAAGAGCGCGGCTCGGTGGCCTGGCCGGCGGTGTTGTGCTGGCGTTGGATGAATTATGCATCAGCGCATATGCATGTCAATGCATTGATGCAATTTTTTATGCGCACGGATATGCATGAACGAAAAAACCCGCGCTTAGGCGGGCTTCAAGAGGGGAGGGAGGGACTAGTGGTGGAGTTGGCGAAGCAGGGCGTCAGGCCCACCGTGGAGGTCGATGAAGCGACCGAAGGAGTGGCCATCCTCACCCAAGAAGAATGCGGAACGGTGGATTAGGTTGACCTTGTCGGTATCGCTCAACGGGCAGGCCATGATCCGCTTTACAAACAAGAGAAATCGCAGGTAATCACCGCCGTTTCTCGGCCAGGGTGTAGCACCTCTGCCCATGCATCGCAGGCGTAACTCCTCGAAGTTCGGCATTGTGCGCGGTAGCCACGTACCCTGGCGGCCATCTTTCAGACCTGGTACGAGCGGAGGGTAAGTGAAGTCCGTTGTGATGCGACCATGCTGCTCCAAAACGGAAAGTGGAGTAGCTATGGCAAGCACAGCGAAGAACTCTTGAGCGCGGAGAAAGGATTCGTCGCGGCATTCGCCCTTCGTTTCGTACGCCGCCAGGTCCTTGAATGGAGAGTAGCTGCCGATCACCGCGCGGCCGGGGTAGGAATGATCCATGACGAGCAGTTGGATTGTCTCGGGGCCATCGTAGATCAGGCCATCAGCACGGGTGCCCGGCGGCGAGCGAAAGATTGCCCAGTCCAGAAAATCCTGGTCGGGGCCGGCGGTCGCCTCGGCGTCTCGGTCGTAGATGACCTGACCGCCTTTGGTGAGTGTGGCGATCGCGCCGGCGCCGTGCTGCTGGACCGTCACGAGGATGTCGATCTTTTCCTGGTAGAGCAGGCGCTGGCGGATGACGCTCTCACGCTCGTCGAGGACCTCAACGGCCAGGAGCAGAGCGGTCAGTTGTTCATCATCCATCCGGCCTGCCACTGGGCGCGCAAGCGCCTTCAGAAGAACATCGCGCCCCAGAACACACGGCCGATGATCTCGATCTCTTGAGCGACAATTTCATCCTTTGAGTATTCCTCATCGGGATGTTCGTCGCGGTTGAAGCTGCGAAGTCGGATGCCTCCGCCCGGCAGCCGGTAAGTCTGTTTGACGCGGAGTAGGCCGCCGTGATTGATCGCGTAGAGGTCTCCATCAACGATCCGGGTATTGCCGACATCGACCCCGACAGTTGCGCCGTTACGGAGTACTGGCTCCATGCTGTTGCCCGTAATAGTCACGCATCGTGCATTGGCAGGGTCTACCCCCTGCTTCTTCAGACTGTACTTCCCGAAGCGCAGGCTACGCCTCGAATTCATCTCGACCGACATCTTGCCACTTCCTGCGGCCAACTCTACCTCCTTAAGGAATGGGACTAGCACCTCATCAGAAGGGAGAGGCGTGCTGTCGTCCCAGACCTCAATCGGACCGTCCATCGTCGCCTCAGGCTCTCGAACGACTGCGGGGATAGGCGCAGTGCCAATTGACACCCTGCCGCGCAATTGGTCTGTGCTCAAACCGAAGTATTCGGCGATTGGGTAGACCTGTTCATCCTTGGGCGTGGCGATCTTGCCGTTAAGGATTCGGGAAATGGTGGATTGCCCGACGCCAGTGCGGCGACTGAGCTCCGTTGGGGATATTCCATGCTCCGCCAGAAGGGCGGCCAGGATGTGCTGGATCGTACTTTTTTGCATGGATGCAATGCTGCCAATGCCTTGTGCATAGGGGAAGAGTCCATTTATGCGTTGACAGTTATGCGGCAATGCATAGACTGTGCATATCTCCAGAGGAGCATGCACATGACTACCCCCACCCTGGCCACGAAGGTCAAAGACCTCCTGGCCGCCCGCAAGACCTACCGCGCCATCGCGGAACGAGCTGGCTGCGATCCCTCCACGATCTTTCGCATCAGTAAGGGCGCCATCGAGAACCCCAGCTACTCCGTGGGTTCCGCAATTGACCTCATGCATGCCGAGTTGACGCCTGAGCAGCAGCTCGCGCACCTCCAAGAGGCCGGCTGATCGCAAAGAGCGACGGTTTTCGTTGAAGGTCATCCATGACGGGGACTTCCTGCTGGTTGATCGGATGCCAATAGCTTCGCCCAGGAGGGCCACCATGCATACGTCGAATCCTCGACACGAAACCCGCGATGCCGTGCTGATCGCCATCGCCGAGGACATGATCGCCCGGACCAGCATGTCGCAGGACGGGTTCGCCGAACGCTTGAACATCGAACTGAACCTGCGGGCGCCGGAACGCTGCCGGGCCAAGGATTACCCGGACCTGAAGGCCCTGGAAGGGGCGGCCACCAGTCACGTCGACTACGCCCGGATCTACAAGAACTGGAGCAAGCGGGTGGAACGCTGGCTCGACGGCGACGTCGAGATCCCAGCCTGGATTGAAGAGTCCTGGGTACAGGCACTGGAGCAACCCTGGCGCGAGCGCGCGCTGTTGGAGTTGTCCGGTCGGTACGGCCTGCTCCCGGTGCGTCCGGTCGTGGCAGAGGGCATGGATGCCATGAAGGTGTTCGGCGCACTGATGCGTCGCCTCGGTGATGTCGCCGGCGTCGGCACCAGGGTCTTCGACGACATGATCCTCGATGCGCGGGATGGCCAGTTCCTTCCGGACCTGATCAACGCCCTGGACTCCACTGCGGCGAAATGCACGACGCTGAGCCGGATGGCTAAGTCGGTTCTGGCGGGCGAAGGGTGATCCGTGCCGTCCTTCCAGATCAACGACGAGGAGTGGGATGCGCTCTTCGACGAGCCGCATCAGCTGCTGAAGGTGTACTGCGCGATCCGGATGTTCATGGACTACAGGACCGGCATCGCTGGCGAAACCCGCCGCCTGAGCGAGCAGATGCTGATCGAGGTTTTGAGCATCTCGGCATCACCTGGGCGTCCTGCGCACAAGGCGACCCGCAAGGAGGCGCGCTACACCATCGATGCGCTGGTGCGCCGCGGCATGGTCGAGCCTATGCCCAGCATCGGTCCTTTCGTTTTCCACCTGCCGAAGGCTTCGCGGGATCAATCCGTTTCGGAGAGGTGGGGCCAGAGGTTTGACCAAGGTGGGGCCAGACCTGGGGCCCTAGGTGGGGCCAAGGATTTAGATCCAGAAGCCCCGGAAATACTGGGCTACAGCGAAGAGGCTGGAGCAGGTGGGGCCAGAGGTAGGGCCGGAGGTTATCCAGAGGTGGGGCCAGAGGTGGGGCCTACATCCGGTCTTCCTCCGATACCTCCTCCGTCACGTAACGCGCGCGAGGCAGAGCCGGTATCTGGTGCTGACCGATTCTCGATGCATGAGGCCTGGGTGCCGAGTGCGAAGGGGTGGGCGGAAACGCTGGTCTGCAACGGAATTGGGACCTACCAACTACGCGACGACGAGCTTCTCGAGTTCCGCAGCTACTGGATCAACCGCCCCGAGAAATACCAGTCCCAAGGCCAGTGGGAGCACGAACTGGCACAGAAAATCCGCCGCAACCAGCGCTTCGACCAGAACAGGAGCAGCCATGGAAACCAAGCAGGAAACGCCGAAGGCCAAGCCGGCCATCGTGCCGCAAAGCGCGGCCTCTCACATCGACAGGGCCCTCGCTCAGCCGTCGACCGCGTCAACGCCATCGTCGCAGCCAACGAGGCTGCCCGACAGGCTGCTGGAACGGCTCTGGGTGAAGATGACCGAGATGTACGGGCACCGCTGGACGTCGAGTTTTGGCGACAACCCGAACCCTGACGGTGCCTGGGCTACCGTGCTCCAGGGGCTGACCGGCCAGCAACTCGCCCACGGGCTCAACATGCTGACGTTCATGGGCAGCCGGTTCGATTGGCCGCCGGCGGCGCCGACATTCCGGGAGCTCTGCTTGAGCGTCCAGCCGGAGTCGCTCGGTCTCCCGGACCACGACACCGCGTTCCATCAGGCCCTGGCGTGCCGCTACCGCCACCAGGTGGTCAAGGCCGCCGCCGAGGCCACCGGCGTTTTCGATCTGCGCACCGGTGAGGTGAACGACGATCGCCTCCGAAAGCGCTTCGGTTTCCACTACGCCGAGATGGTCCGGCGCTGGGCGAACAACATCCCGTTGAGCCAGCCCGTCGTCCACGCGATCGAACATGACACCGGGAAGAGCTTGCTGGACCTGGCCGAGGATGAAGCCGAGCAGCAGCTCCGCCGGCGGATGCAGGCCCAGGGCCTGGATGGGCTCAGTGGCGCCCAGGCCCGGGAACTGCTGCTGGCCAAGATGCGCCGGAAAGCGCCGGAGGTGCGCCGTGATGCATGACCTCCGACCGGTGATGTTCACTGTGCCCGGCGAGCCGGTGGGGAAGGGGAGACCGCGTATCGGCCGCGTCGGAGCCCACGCCAGGATGTTCACGCCGGCGAAGACGGCGAACTACGAGGGGCTGATCGCACACAGCGGACAGCAGGCCATGGCAGGCCGCGCGCTGTTCGAGGGCCCAGTGCTGGTCGAGCTCGACATCGCGCTCAGCATCCCTCAATCGATGTCGAAAAAGCGGAAGTCGCTGGCCCTGGCCGGCGGCCTGTACCCGACCAAGAAGCCCGACATGGACAACGTGATCAAAGCGATCTACGACGGCCTCAACGGCGTGGTCTGGAAGGACGACGTCCAGGTCGTGAAGGCGGTGGTGGGGAAGCGCTACGGCGAAACGCCGGGCGTTCGAGTGAAAGTCGTCCCTCTCCTCGAGGGCGAGCAGTGACTACAGGAAACTACAGGGGAGAGTCGAAATGAGACTGATCAGCGCGCGCCAGGCTTGGCAGGACGCGTACCACATCCCGGGCGCGTCGGTGATGGCGAAAGCCATCGAAGATGCCGAAGAGGCGACACGGAAGACCAGGGCGAAGCGCCGCAAGAAACTGGTGGCCCGCTTCCCCGAGGGGTACCAGGGCGAGAGCAAGGAGCCGGAGGGCCTGTTCCCCATCGACTCCCAGATCATCGCCGCCTACGAGACGCGGACCGGGCGGGCCGCGGGAAACCTGAACCGCTGCCAGCACATGCTCGCCGCCGGCAAGGTGATGCATGCGATCAGCACCCTTCCGGCGCCGCTGCAGCACCTCGGCCACTTCCTGTACTCGCCGCTGGCGAACGGGGTCGACCAGAACCGCGCGCAGTCCTTCCTGTACTTCTCGGCGGATCTCCCGAAGATGAACAAGCCCCGCCAGGAGGTCGCTTACTGGGTGGCCTTGGCGGCGATGCACTCGTGGAAGGACATGGTGAACGGCCGGGAGGAGTGGTGGCCGGGTAAGGTGATCCAGTTCCTGGCGGACTGGCCGGGGTTCGTACTGTACGCCGCGAATTGGGAGCGTGACTGGGCGGCGATCTGGGAGATTTTCATGCAGGAGCTCAACCGGCTGGACGCCCAGGCTCTGGTGCCGGTGGCGCAGGTGGTTGCGGCCCAACGAGACGCCGCTTGACATTTTGATAAGAGATTTGGGAGTATTTTCCCAGTTTGCGAAGTAGCACCCAATCAAAAGATTCCCCCGAAAACCCGGCCCTGAAGCCGGGTTTTTTCGTTTCTGGAGCACCCCATGGCTGAACCGACGAGCAGCGGAGCAGTAGCAGCAGCCGGCGCCGTCGGGCTCACTGCCACCGCGATCATCCCCGGAGTCGACGTCAATGCGGTGATCGGCGGCTTTGCCGGCGCGCTGCTGTTCGTGCTCTGGGCTCACGACCTGACCATGGCCAGGCGCCTCGGCTACCTGCTGGCGTCCTGGGTCGGCGGCTACTACGCCGCCACCGAGGCTGTCGGGCGGGGCGCGACCCAGTTCTCCGGACTTCCCGCACTGGTCACCGCCGCGCTGATCGTCACGATCCTGATCGGCGTGCTCGACTGGATGATCGGTGGCCGCGCGCCGGCATGGCTTCAGATCGTTCTGCAGCGCATCGTCGGCATGATCGGAGGCCGGAAAGATGGTTGATCTGGTGACCCTGACGGCTGCGGCCGTCTGCGGCGCTATCAGTTGCCGCATCTTCACGTACCAGCGCCACGGTGCAACGTACCGGTTCGGCGTCTCGCTCTGCGCGTACATCCTTGCCGCTGGGACCGGCATGCAGGCGCTGTCCATCACCCTGGCCGTGCTGATGGCGCGCCACGCAACGCCGATATCGCCCTACCTGCTGGCGGTCCTGCTGGTGCTGCTGGTGCTGGTCTACCGCAACAAGGGCAACATCGCGCCCATCCTGAGGCTCAGTTGAGGTGATCCATGGCGCTGACCAAGAAACAGCGCCTGTTCGTCGACGAGTACCTGATAGACCTCAACGCGACGCAGGCCGCGATTCGGGCCGGCTACAGCACCCGGCGCGCGACGGAGATCGGCTATCAACTGCTCCAGCGGCCGGAGGTCGCCCAGGCCATCCAGGCCGCCATGGCCGAGCGCTCGAAGCGCACCGAGGTCGAAGCCGACTATGTGATCCGCCGCCTGCGCGAGATCGACGAGATGGACGTGCTCGACATCCTCGAGGACGACGGATCGTTCCGGTCTATCCGCGACTGGCCCAGGGCGTGGCGCCAGTTCCTGTCCGGCATCGAGATCGCCGAGTTGTTCGAGGGCCGCGGAGACGACCGCCGCATCGCCGGCGTGCTCCGCAAGGTCAAGTGGCCGGACAAGCTACGCAACCTGGAACTGCTGAGCCGGCATGTCGGCACCGAGTCTGCCGCGCTCGACTTGGAGCTCAAGCGCCTGGATGTTGCGAAGAAGCGCGCCGAGCTGAAGCTGCTGGAGAATCCCGAGGACGATGCGCCGCCGACCAGCGTCGCGGTGACCATCATCGATGCGAGGGTGCGCGATGCCGACGCTGAATAGGCCCCAGGCGAAGTTCCTGGCGCTTCCGCACAAGTTCTGCGGCTTCGTGGCCGGGTTCGGCTCCGGCAAGACCTGGGTCGGCTGCTCAGGCCTCGCCCAGCACGCTTGGGAGTGGCCGCGCATCAACGCCGGCTACTTCGCGCCGACCTACGCCCAGATCCGCGACATCTTCTACCCAACGATGGAGGAGGTGGCTTTCGACTGGGGGCTGCGGACCAGGATCAACCAGGCGAACCACGAGGTTCACCTCTTCAGCGGCAGCGCCTACCGCACGACGATCATCTGTCGCTCCATGGAGAAGCCGCAGACCATCGTTGGCTTCAAGGTCGGCCGATCCCTGGTGGACGAGCTCGACGTCCTGTCGCTGGTCAAGGCCCAGCAGGCCTGGCGCAAGATCATCGCGCGGATGCGCTACAAGGTGGACGGCCTGCGCAACCGTGTCGACGTCACCACCACCCCGGAAGGCTTCAAGTTCGTCTTCCAGCAGTTCGTGAAGCAGTTGCGCGAGAAGCCGCACCTGCAGGACCTGTATGGACTGGTCCAGGCCAGCACCTACGACAACGAGGCGAACCTGCCGGACGACTACATCGATTCGCTGATGGAGTCGTACCCGCCGCAACTGATCGCGGCGTACCTGCGCGGCCAGTTCGTCAACCTGACGTCGGGCACCATCTACACCGCCTACGACCGCACTCTCAACGCCTCGCCCGAGACGGTTCAGCCAGGCGAGCCGATATACGTGGGTATGGACTTCAACGTCGGCAAGATGGCCGCCGTCGTGCATGTGAAGCGCCTGGGCCTGCCGCACGCGGTCGACGAGATCGTCAACGGGTACGACACCCCGGACATGATCCGCCAGATCAAGGAGCGGTTCTGGCTATACGCCGACGGCGAATATCGGCCGACCCGCCAGATCAGGATCTATCCCGACGCCTCCGGCGACTCGCGCAAGTCGGTACGGGCCAGCGAGACCGACATCGCGCTGCTCAAGCAGGCCGGCTTCGTCGTCTCGGCGCCCGCCGCCAACCCGCCGGTCAAGGACCGGATCAACTCCATGAACGCCATGTTCTGCAACGCCAAAGGCGAGCGCCGGTATCGGGTCAACCCCGACCGGTGCCCGACCTATGCCGACGCCCTGGAACAGCAGGTGTGGGGCACAAACGGCGAGCCGGACAAGTCCGCCGACATCGACCACCCCAATGATGCGGGTGGCTATTTCATCCACAAGGAATACCCGATCACGAAGTATTCCCTCGCAGGTGTTTCCTAATGGGCGTAAGGCGCTTCCTCACTGACAAGCTGGTCAACTTCGTGGCCAACTTGGGCACGGAGCGAGACAAGGCCGCCGGCAGCTTCTACGCGCCGGTCGTGCTCACCGATGAGCAGTTGCACAACGCGTATCGCGGCGCCTGGTTCCCGCGCAAGGTCGTCGATATCCCGGCGAAGGATGCGACCAGGCGTTGGCGGGCATGGCAAGCCAGCAAGGCGCAGATCGAGAAGATCGAGGCCGAGGAGAAGCGCCTTCAGGTCCAGGCCCGCACCATGGAGGCTCTAATCAAGGCGCGGCTCTGGGGCGGCGCAGCGATCTTCATCGGTACCGGCGAAACTGACACCAGCAAGCCTCTGGTACCCGAGCGCGTCCAGGCCGGCGGCATCAAGTATCTGACGGTGATGAGCCGGCGCGACCTGTCGGCAACCGAGCAGGATCGTGACGTCATGTCACCGAACTACGGCAAGCCCAAGGCCTACCGGCTCGGCGGCAGCGCGATCGAGATTCACCCGTCCCGGCTGGTGATCTTCACCGGCGCCGACATCCCTGACCAGGACCTGGCCAGCGGCAATCAGTTCGGCTGGGGAGACTCGGTCCTGCAGGCCGTGTTCGAGGCCATCCAACAGATCGACAGCACCATGGCCAACGTGGCCAGCCTCATCTTCGAAGCGAAGGTCGACGTGATCCGTATCCCCGACTTCATGCAGGGGATGCAGGACCCGAAGTACGAGAAGCTGGTGCTGGAGCGCATGCGTCTGGCGGCCATGGCGAAGGGAATCAATGGCACCCTGATGCTGGACAAGGACGAGGAGTACGACAGCAAATCGGCGAACTTCGGCACGCTGCCGGACATCATGGACCGCTTCATGCAAGCGGGCTGCGGCGCTGCCGATATTCCGGCTACGCGCATGCTCAGCCAGTCACCCGCCGGCATGAACTCCACTGGTGAGGCCGACCTGCGTAACTACTACGACCGCATCCAGTCCAGCCAGGAGCTCGACATCACGCCGGCTATGTCGGTGCTGGACGAGTGCCTGGTGCGGTCCGCGCTGGGCAGCCGACCGCCGGAGATCCATTACGTCTGGAACAGCCTCTGGCAGACCACGGCGAAGGAGCGGGCGGACATCGGGAAGATCACCGCCGAGACTATCAAGACCATCGCCGAGACAAGGCTCTTCCCCGAGGAGGCGCTCAGCAAGGCTGCCGAGACCCTGCTGGTCGAGAACAGCGTGATGCCCGGTCTGGAGTCGGCGCTGGAGGAGTTCGGCTCCGAAGTACCCGAGGACGAGCAGGACGAGGAGGGCGGCAACCGGTCGTCCAGCCAGGCGCTGAACGACGCGGCACCTCGCACGCTGTACGTCTCGCGCCGGGTGCTGAACGCCGGCGCGATCATTGACTGGGCGAAGGACCAGGGCTTCGAGACCACGCTCCCGGCCGACGACCTGCACGTCACCATCGCCTACAGCCGGACGCCCGTCGACTGGATGAAGGTCACCCAGGCCTGGACGGTCAAGCCGAACGGAAACCTGACCTGTTCCGCCGGCGGCCCGCGCCTGGTCGAGCAGTTCGGCAAAGGGGCTGTGGTTCTGCTGTTCAACTCCTCTGACCTGACCTGGCGGCACGTCGAAATTCGCGATGCCGGTGCCAGTTGGGACTGGCCGGACTACCAGCCCCACATCACCTTCACCTACCAGCCCGGCAGCGTCGACCTTGACCAGGTTGAGCCGTACCGCGGCGTCATCGAGCTCGGCCCGGAGGTCTTCGAGGAGATCGACGAGGGCTGGGCGGATCGCCTCGACGAGGAATAACGATGCTTCTCCATGACTCCGTGTCGGTGTCCGGCGTTCGCCGGACCGCTGACGGCTACCTCGTGGCCGATGCCCGGGTAGCGCGCACTGGCATCCAGGAATACCTGGGTTCCGAGGTCGGCAAGCCCGACATACCCATTGTCCGCGTGTACCGGCCGCCGGAATCGGTTTTCGCCGAGGACGCCATGCGCTCCTACGCCTACCGCCCCATGACCAACGGCCACCACGGCGAGGTCACCGCTGAGAACTGGAAGCAGCTCGCCATCGGCCAGACCGGCTCGGAGGTCCTGCGAGACGGCGACTTCGTGCGCGTGCCTCTGGTGTTGATGGATGCCGATGCGATCCGCGACTACGAGGCAGGAAAGCGCGAGCTATCCATGGGGCTCGAGGCAGAGGTCATTTTCGAGGATGGGGTGACCCCCACCGGCGAGACCTACGACGCCCGGCTTGGCCCGATGCGAATGAACCACCTCGCCCTGGTCGATCACGCCAGGGGCGGCGAGCAACTGCGCATCGGGGATTCGCGCACCCCCGGCGCCAAGAAACCTGCGCAAACAACCCCCACAGGAGGCCATGACATGGCTGATGCACTCCGCAAACTCCTGGTCGATGGCCTCACGATCGAGACCACCGAGCAGGGCGCCCAGGTCGTCGAGAAGCTGCAGAAGCAACTCGGCGACGCCGGGGCGAACCTCAAGACCATCCAAGACGCCCACGCCACCGCGATGGCAGCGAAAGACGCCGAACTGGCGAAGAAGGACGCCGAAATCGATGGGCTGAAGGCCAAGGTACTGAGCGACGCCGACATCGACAAACTGGTGCGAGAGCGCGCCGACCTGATCGCCAGCGCGATGCTGATCGCTGACGGCGACTATGCCGGCAAGTCCGCCGCCGAGATCCGCAAAGCGGCCGTCGTGGCCAAGCTGGGCGACGCCGCCATCAAGGACAAGCCGGAGGCCTACATCGCCGCCCGCTTCGACATCCTGCTCGAGGATGCCGCCAGTAACGACCCGGTGCGTGTCCACCTGAAACAGCAAGACAGCAAACCGTCGAACCCGGCTGACAACGGTCAGGCGGCCTACGAGGCGCGCGTCAACGGCGCCTGGAAAGGAGGTGACAAATAATGCCCGCCGTTCAAACCACCTACAGCGCGAACATCCGCCCCGGCCTGCCGGGCATGATCGTCGACGAAGTCCCGAAGACCCTGATCTCACGCACCGTCGAGGCCGCTGGCGGCCTGGCGTTCGGCATCCCGGTCATGCAGGGCACCGCCGACAAGGCCGGCCGTGCGCCGACTACTGGCGATACCGCCGCGAAGTTCGTCGGCATCAGCGTCCGCGACCGCTCCGTCAAGGCCGAGGCTAACCAGTACAGCCAGTACGAGTCGGCCCGCGTCATGACCGAGGGCGCCATCTGGGTGACCGCTTCCGTGCAGGGTTGCCGCAGGCGATCCGGTCTACTTCGTGCCGGCCACCGGCGCCTGGACCAACGTCGCGACCGACAACGTGCAGGTCGCCGGGGCGCGCTTCGACACCAGCACCACTGGCACCAATCAACTCGCTCAAGTCCGCCTGGGCTAAGGAGAAACCATGAGCCGATTCAAGCTGCTCGACGCCCAGGCCGCCCTGGGCTTCGTGGTCTCGCAGACCACCTACATCGAGCGCCAGGTCAACGAGATCGTCTACCCGGATATCCAGTATCCGCAACTGATCCCGGTCGACACCTCGGCGCCCGAGTGGATCAAGACCGTCACCTTCTACTCCGCCGACAAGGTCGGGAAGGCCGACTGGGTCAACGGCAACGCCGACGACCTGCCGCTGGCCAGCACCGAGCGCTCGAAGTTCGAGTCGAGCGTGCACATGGCTGCCATCGGCTATGGCTATGGTCTGGAAGAGATCAGCCAGGCGCAGATGCTCGGCATCAACCTGACCGGTGACGATGCCGCCGCCGCGCGTCGCGCCTACGAGGAGTTCGTGGACCGCGTAGCCCTGGCGGGTGACGCGCCCAAGGGCTTCAGTGGCCTCTTCAACTACCCGGGTGTTACCGCGGGCTCCGCCGTCACCGGGAACTGGGAAACCGCCACCGCCGACCAGATCCTGGCCGACGTGAACACCGCGCTGACCCTCCAGACGCAAGGCACGCTGTTCACCGCGTTCTCCGACACCCTGCTGCTGCCTTACGCGAAGTTCCTGCTGATCGCCACCCGCAAGGTGAACGAACAGGGTCTGGAGACGATCCTCACCTATCTGCAGAAGAACAACGTCTACACCGCCACCACTGGTCGCCCGCTCACCATCCGCGGCCTGAACGGCCTGGATGCCGCAGGCGCCGGCGGCACCGCACGCATGGTCAGCTACCGCCGCGATCCGTCGGTGCTGAAGATGCATATCCCGATGCCGCACCGCTTCCTGCCGGTGTACCAGGCCGGTCCGATCCGCTGGGAAGTTCCCGGCATCTTCCGCCTCGGTGGCGTGGATATCCGTCGTCCGGCGGAAGTTCGCTACACCGACGGCATCTGACGGGGGTGGACCATGGCGCTCATCACCAATACCAACCGCATCACCCCCATCGGCCTGCCGAGCGGTGCCGTCATCCCGCCGGGCGCGTCTGTTGACGTGCCCGAGTGGGACGATATCAAGGACCGCAAGAACCTCGCCTTCTACGTGGTCACCGGCGTGCTGGTGGTCGATGGCGGCGTGCAGAGCGACGGCCAGGGCGGCGAAGAGGCGTACCGCCAGCAACTGTTCGCCGAGCTGAAGGCCCTGGGCGTGAATGCCGGCGCCAACAGCAAGACCGAGACCCTGGTTTCGAAACTGGCAGAGGTCAAGGCCAAGGCCACGCCGCCCGCTGACGAAGCGGCTCAGAAACAAGCGCTGATCGAGCAACTGGCCACCCTCGGAGTGCCGGCTGGTCCTGATGCCTCCCTGGAAGAACTCCAGAAGGCCCTGGCCGACAAGCAGGCCGAGCAGCAGTAATACCCGCCTCACGGATGGTCGACCGGGCCAGGATGGCCCACCTATTCGAGGATTCTGCATGAGCCCCATCTACTGGCACTTCGGACCGCTGCAGTTCACCAAGTCCGGCTCTCTCTGGGTTCTCTCCGTTAGCGGTTTCGGTCTCTGCGGCATCGGGCTGCGCATGGGGCTGTACCGTGGCTGACGCCTACTACGGCACCGTGGCTGGTGCTGATGCCTACCACCAGGCCCGGGGCAATGCCGCCTGGGCGGCTGCTGCTGAGGCCGACAAGGAAGCAGCGCTGGCCCGGGCATCAGCCTACATCGACGGCCTCGGCACCCAACAGCCGGTCTCTGAATGCGTGCTGGTCTTTCCTGGCAAGAAAGCCGGAGGGCGAGCCCAAGCACTGCAATGGCCGCGCGTAGGCGCCGTTGACCGTGACGGGGAGCCCGTTCCGGCTGATGAGGTGCCGCGGGAGGTCGAGCAGGCCACCTACGAGGCCGCGCTGCGCGAACTGTTGAAGCCCGGCAGCCTGAATCCGGACTACGTTGCGACCACCGCGGTGAAACGCGCCAAGGTCGGGCCGCTCGAAACCGAGTTCTTCGGCCCAGCCGAAGGCGACGAGCAGCCCAACAAGCCCTTCGTGGGGGTCATCAACGATCTCTTGGCGCCGATCATGGTGTTGCGGTGCCCGATGCCAGCGGTATTCACGGTATGACCGAAGCCGAGATCCTGCGCGCAATCGAGGGAAAGGAGCCGGCGTTGCAGAGGGCGTACCTGGACCGGGTCAGGTCGGTGACGGATGCCGCTGTCGTGGCTGAGATCGAGCGCTACATCAACGAGCAGGATGAGGATTCCATTGTCTCGGTGCTGTCGCTGGGGTTGCTGGCGGTGTTCCTGGAGCAACTGCGGTCCACCTATCTGGCCGGCGCGACCCTCGAAATCAAGTTTTTCCCGGGACGGCCGGTCCCGGAGTTCGACCCTGTAGGCCCGGGGCCGTCGACCTGGTTATCGGAGCATGCCCGCGTCCTGCAGCGCGACATCGATGATGCTACGCGCCTGGCTGTCCGCCACACGATCCAGATGGCCGACCTCCTGGGGCGCCCGCCGCGCGCGACAGCACTCGATATCGTCGGCCGGCGAAGCCCGCAGACCGGGCAGCGAACCGGTGGAATCACTGGACTCTCAGGCAACTACGCCCAGGCAGTGGCCAACGCCCGCGCCCAGTTGCTCAGCGGGGACCCTGCGCAGATGCGCCAGTACCTGACACGCACTCGCAGGGATCGGCGGTTCGACAGGTTGGTCGAGCGAGCCGTCGAGGCGCGTCGCCCGGTCCCGTCGGCGGATGTCGATCGCATCGTAGGCCGCTATTCCGAGCGACTGCTGCGGACCCGTGCCGAGCAGATCGCCGCGACTGAGGCACACGACGCCTTCAGCGCCGGACGGGATCAGGTCTACGAGCAACTCGTCGCCAATGGACTGGAGCGCAGCAGAGTCCTGAAGACCTGGCACAACGTCGGCGACAACCGCGTTCGGCACACTCATTCGCCGATGCAGGGCCAGCGACAGCAACTCGGTAGTCCGTTCGTGACGGGCGGTGGCGCGCTGCTGATGTTCCCCGGTGACCAGACGCTTGGGGCCGGCGACAACGAAACCGCCGGCTGCCGGTGCTGGGTCGAGTACGAAATCGGAGGTATCCGTGCGTGACGAAATGCAGGCTATTTTCGGCCAGATGTTCGACAGCGTGTTCAGCGAGTCGGTGACCTCGTTCGCTGGCGAGTATCCGGGGCCGGGCGTCTTCGATCCGGTCACCGAGACCACCACCAGCCAACCCGTGCGGTACTCCGGGCGCGGGGTCTTCCACAACTACGAGGCCAACCGCATCGACGGAATCAACATCCTGGTCGGCGACATCCAACTGATCGCTCTGATCAACGAGGTGTCGGACCAGCCCGCCGTCGGCCATGAACTGAGCACTACCGACGTGGTGCCGATCCTTGGTGGGCCGTTGGCGGGCTATCGCATCGTGCGCGTTGGCGGTGATCCCGCCGGCGTGCATCACGATCTGCAGTTGAGGAAAGCGTGATGGCAAAGGGGAAGGGAGGAAGGTCCTGGAGCATCCCTCCGTCGGCTTTCGCCGAGAATGTCGGGCAGGCCGTGGCCAACCACCAGCGGCGGCTGACCATCGAAATGCTCGAGCAGATCACCATCCGCGCACCGGTACTCACCGGCCGGTTCAAGGCCAATAACCTGGTCAGCGTCGGCGAGCCGGTCTTCTATTCGGTGAACCGCTACGACAAGGACGGGAACGAGACCTTGGCTTATGGCGAGGCGGCCCTGGCCGGCCTGGCTCCGTACTCGGTGGTCTACATCCAGAACAACCTGATCTATGCGCCGCCGTTGGAGGATGGTCACTCCGGCCAGGCCCCGGCGGGCATATATGGCGTCAGTTTCCATAGCGTCACGGCGAGACATTCATGACCTCGAACAGATCCGGGCAGTCATCATCACGCGCATGACCGAATGGGCCGCGATCCCGGGCGATGACGTCGATTACCCGAACAACCCAAAGGGCCCGTTCAAGCCGGACGGGAGGCCGATCTGGGCGCGCCTGGCGGATATCCCTGGCGCCTCTGCGGCTACCGAGATCGGCAACGGCCCCTGTGTTCGCCGCAGCGGCCTGATCATCGTGCAGCTCTTCGTGCCGACCTACAAAGGCACGCTGCTGCTGACCCGGACCGCCGATACGCTGCGCGAGCACTTCGAGTTCTATAGCGACCCGGTCCTGCCGTTCGAGTGCTTTGCCGTCTCCCAAGCCGTTCCCGGCGATGATGGGCACGGCTGGTACCAGGCCAACCTGACGATCCCCTACCGGGCTGGTTGAGCCCGACTCACCCACCGCCGCACGGCGGTTTTTTTTCGCCTATCACAGGAGAAACGCCCCCATGAGTAGCGGCGCGAAGGTCCAGCTTGCCTGGATCAAAGAGGTAACCCCCGACGTCACCCCGCCGGGCGACTGGCACACGCTCACCCGTATCAGCAACGGGGTGACACCGACCTACAACTCCGAGGCCAACAACGAGATCGGTGCCGACCGTATGGCTCAGGGTACCGCCATGACCACCGTCGACGTTGGCGGTGACATCGAGAGCAAATGGCGCTACGGGGCGCTGGATGAATTCATGGCCTCCTGCTTCGGCAAGAACTGGGTCGCGAACGTCCTGACCATGGGTAACGACCGCATCTCCTTCTCCCTGGCCACCTATGCCGCGGATATCGGCGTCGCCGGTATCGCCCGTGGCGCCCAGGTTGCGACGATGGCGTTCGACTTCCCGGGCGACAACGAGATCACCGTCACCACCACGTTCGCTGCCACAAGTTGGAGCGATAAGGCCGATGACACCTCGTTCATCGTCAACGCCCAGCCGGAGCCGGCGCAGCGCCGCTACTCGTTCAAGGACATCAGCGGCCTAAAGCTCAACGACCAGCAGGTGGGAGAGGGCAATGCCTGCGTCGACAGCTTCAACCTGCAGTTCGACAACGCGGTACAGACCCAGCGCTGTATCGGCAACGGCAACCCTTTCCCGGGCAACATCATCCCCACGACGTTCACTCCGTCGGGCTCGATCACGATCAGTTGGTCGAAGATGGCCTATCAGCTCTGGAAGGCACAGCAGACCGGTGACGCCATCAGCTTGGAGTTCACCGTCAGCAATGCCGACGGCGGCTATCGCATCAGCCTCCCGGAGATGGAGGTCAACGGGTCCTGGCCGGATGCCGGCGCCGAGGAAATCGTCCAGGTCGAACTGAACTACACCGCGCGCCGTATCCCGCCGACCATCACCCGCCTGCCGGCGCCGATCGTGATTGCAAGTGTCACCGTCACGCCGGATACCGCCTCGGTCGCCGCCGGTGAAACCGTAGACCTGGAAGCCGAGGTTCTACCGGCCGGCGCCAGCCAGACCGTCACCTGGTCCACCTCCGATGCAGCGATCGCCACCGTGAACGACACCGGCCTGGTCACCGGCGTGGCCGTAGGCACCGCAACGATCACCGCTACCAGCACCGCGGACCCGGCCAAGACCGATACCTGCGCGATCACCGTAACCGCGTAACCCCTTGCCTGACGCGCCCTGCGGTGCGCGCCGGGCCTTTTTACCGCAGAGGAACACCATGGCCATCACCCTGAAGAAAAAGCCCGAAATCGACCTGTACGGCACCCGCTGGCTGCATCTCAAACTGGACGAGCAGGGGCATCTGTCGCCTTGCGAGGTAGAAGCGGAGGCCGACCTTTCGCTGTTGGTGGCGTCGACTGGCGATCCGCTTTTCCAATCCCACCACGCGATGATCAACCGCCACATGCAGGCGATCGATGCTCAGGCCGGCGTCGGAACCAGCCAGTTCAGCCCGCTGACTCTGGCCGATGTTCAGTTCGACAATATCGACGACCTGCTGATTGGCCTGGTGGCCAGGCACATCATCAAGGACTGGAAGGGTGTGCAGGACGAGGCGGCGCCCGGTGTGCCCGCCGACTACACGCCGGAGCGCGGCCAGGCGCTCATGCGCCAGCACCCTGATGCCTACTGGCTTGCGCTCAAGACCGGCGCCGACATCGCGGTTCGCGCGGATCTGCGTACCCAGGAGACCGTGGGAAAGTCCTGAGCGCGTATCGCTGGGCTCGGGACTGGGCGGGACCCGACAACGAGAAGAAGCGATGGAAGCATGAACGGTTCGGGCTCCCGGTCCCCGCGGAGCCCACCATAGACGCCGTCTGCGCCGAGGTGTTCGAGGCCTACCACCGGATCAGCAGGGGCCGGCAGTTCATCGGCATGATCGGCGCGCCGGCCCCGCTTTCTCACCGCGATATTGACGCCTACCTCCTGCGTTACCCCACCGCCATCCCCATCGCCGAGTTCGAGGCGGCGGTCCTCGCGATCGACGACGAGTACCGCGTCCAGTGGGCCGCGGCGCAATCAGAACCTGCTGAACAAGAACCCGGAGACCGCCATGGCGGAAGAAAGTCGCCTCTCAATAATCATCGACTCCCGGGGCGCTGAGAAGAACGCGACTAGTCTTAGCGACGCACTGGACCGAGTTGAGCGCAGCGGGGACGAAGCCGCCGGCAGCACCTCTCGCCTCAGTGAGGTGACTGTCCGCCTGGGCTCGAACATGAGCAAGGCTGCGGCCGCTACCGTTGCGTCGCTGTCGCGTATCGAGCGCGCGACGGAGTCGACCAGTTCGCAGATGACGGCGCTTGTCTCCCGCGCTGTCGCCCTGGAAAACGCGATGTCGTCGGTGGGCCAGGGTATCGGTCGGCTCGACACCGGCATCACCCAGTCGAACGCGCAACTTGGACAGTTGAACACCCAGATGTCGCATCTGGTGTCGACGTTCAGCACGTTTTCCCAGGGGCAGAGCGCGATCAACGCGCAGTTATCGCGCATCGCGGCGAACATGTCGCGGGCAGCGGACGAGACCCAGAACCTGGACCAGTCCACCAGCCGTGCGGGCCGCGGCGCGCGCGAAGCCGCGAGTGACCTCGACGCAGAACGCGCCGGCCTGGCGCGCCTGCTGGGGCAGATCAATCCCACTGTCGCGGCGCTCGACCGCCTCGACGACATGCAGCAACGGCTCACTCGCTACAAGAACTTGCGCCTGGTCGATGCTGAGACGGTGGCGGAGTACACCGAGCGGCTGAAGGCAATGCGCAATGCCCTTGGCGACGCCGAGGGCGGCATGAACCGCGCCGGGATGTCGGCCAAAGCGCTGTCGGCGAACATGCGGATGCTGCCGGCTCAGATCACGGACATCGTTGTCGGCCTGTCCTCTGGCCAGGCCCCCCTGACCGTGCTGCTCCAGCAGGGCGGCCAACTCAAGGACATGTTCGGCGGAATCGGGCCGGCTGCGCGCGCCGTCGGGGGCTACATCGCTGGACTGGTAAACCCCTACACCATCGCCGCCGCCGCCGCTGGTGTGCTGGCGTTGGCTTTCTACCAGGGTTCGGTGGAGTCGTCGCGCTTGACCAACGCCCTGGTCAAGAACGGCAACGCCGCCGGAACCACTGCCGGCCAACTCTCGGTCTTCGCGCAGCAGGTCGGAGCAGGGAACGCAACGGTAGCCCAAGCAGCCAGTGCGTTGACGCAACTGGCTGGCGCCGGCAACCAGCTGACCATCCTCTACCCGAAGATCGCCGCCGCGGCGATCAGTTGGTCGAAGGTCACCGACCAGTCTGTCGAGGAGGTGGTCGACAGCTTCAATGACCTGGCCAAAAACCCAGTCGATGCGGTGAAGAAGCTCGACGACCAGCTCAACTTCCTGACCGCAAGCCAGTACGCGAACATCCAGTCGCTGCAGGAGCAGGGGCGCACAATGGATGCTGCCCGCATTGCGACCGAGGCATACGCCAACGCGCTGGCGAGCCGCTCCACGGAGATGGAGCAGAACCTGGGGGTGGTAGAGCAGGCTTGGAACGGACTGAAGAGTGCCGCGAAGTCAGCATGGGATGCCATGCTCGATGTTGGCCGCACCGAGTCGCCGGAACAGCAACTTCAGAAGGTCTACAAGCAGATTGAGAATGCCCAGAAGGGCATTGGGCGAGGTGGCCGGGCCGCGTTTGGCCTGGGTATCAGCCAGCCCAGCCTCGATGCGCTGTATAAGCGCGCCGCTGACCTTCAGGCGAAGATCGCCGCCGATGGCGCGAAGAACCTGGAGCAGGCAACGAACAACGCGATCCAGGCGGCCGGCAAGAAAGGCATCGATACGATCAACACTACGTTCGCCGCCGCGCAGACGCAGACCGAGAAGCTCCAGAAGCAACTGGTGGAACTCGACAAGGCTCGAAAGGCTGCCATGGAGGCGGGCGGATTCACAGCCGAGGAGGAGACCAAGTTCGCGGTCGCACGCAAGAACATCGAGCAGCAGATCGCCGACATCAAGGCGCGTGAGGCGAAGAAGAGCGCGCCGAAGACCCGCGGCCAGAATGTCGGCGTGCGTGAGGCTGACAATACCGCCTCCCGCTTGCTGGCCCAGTACGACCCGGCCGGCCAGGCTGTGCGTACCCTGACCAAGGAGGAAACTCAGCTTCAACTGGCGCTCTCCAGAGGCAAGATCACTCGCGAGGAGTACAGCAAGGCGCTGGCTCAGGCCTCGCTGAACTACGCCGCGGCAATCAAGGGGGCCCAGGGCCTCACCGCAGCCGAGCAGTACCAGGCGCAGCTTGAGCGGCAGTTGTTGCTCCAGCGTGAGCAATACGCTGCGCAGGCGGCCGCCGTAGGTATGGGCGGTCTTGAAGCAGAGCGCTATCAGCAGCGCATTCAGCTTGAGCAGCAATCGAATGACCGTGTCCTGCAACTGCAGACGGAGCTGGCCCAGGCTACGACCGAGAAGCAGCGTCAGGAGCTTCAGGCGCAGATCGATCTGGAGCGTGAATACCTTCCCAAGCGGATTCAAGCGCAGAAAGAGGGCTACCAGCAGATGGATAAGGCCCGGCAGGACTGGCTGGCTGGTGCAGCTTCTGGGGCTCGGACCTGGTTCGAACAGATCGATGACACGGCGAGCCAAACCCGTTCGGCGATGATGCGCGGCCTGGATGGGTTGAACGATGAGCTCCATACCTTCGTTACGACAGGGAAGGCCTCGTTCCGTAGCCTCACCACTTCGGTGCTGAGCGACTTGGCGAGAATCGCGCAGAACAAGTTCATTACGTCGCTCATCTCGTCCATGTCTGGGAGCAGCAACGGTGTGATCAGTGCGATCGGCAGTTATTTCACCGCGAATGCCAAAGGCGGTGTCTACAGTTCGCCAAGCCTCTCGGCATTCAGTAACGGGGTGTACAACAGCCCGCAGTTCTTCGCCTTCGCGAAAGGGGCGGGCGTGTTTGGCGAGGCCGGGCCGGAGGCGATTATGCCGCTCACCAGGGCGGCAGATGGCAGTCTCGGAGTTAGGGCTATTGGGAGTGGTGGCGCGAAGAGTGCTGGTGGCAATACGTTCCAGATCAACACCAATGTCACGGTGACTGCAGGCACGACTTCGCAGTCCGTCACTTCGGACACCAATGACAACTACGCCATGCAGCTATCGAAGATGATCGCCGATGTGGCGCGTGGCGTGATAGCCCAAGAATCTCAACCCGGCGGCATCATCTGGAGAATGCAGAATGGCCGTTGAGACCTTTACTTGGTGCGTTCACTCACAGTCTTCTGGAACAACGGACTATGCGACGCTGAACAGAAAGTTCGGCGATGGTTACGAGCAGGTGGCCGAGAACGGGCTGAACAACGTCGCGCAGTCCTGGAATATTTCCATCAGCGGGACCGGCACCAAGATCAAGGAAATCAGGAGCTTCCTTGATCGACACGCTGGTGCAAAATCGTTCCTTTGGACGCCTCCGCTTGGCGAACTTGGTTTCTACCGGGGAACCGCACCTTCGATCAGCGGAGGAGGGGGTGACTACTACACCCTGACCGCCACCTTTACCCAGGCATACCACCCATGAGCATCAACACCCAGATTCAGAAACTGGAGCCGGGCGCCGAGATCATGCTCTTCGAGCTCGACGGTAGCGAGTTCGGTGCCGAGGTGCTGCGTTTCCATGGCCACGCCATCCCTCACACTCCGCAGGAGCTAGCAGCCGCTGGCGCAAACGCAGACCAACTACCTGCGAAGTCGATCTGGTGGCAGGGACAGGAGTACTCCGCCTGGCCCGTCCAAATCAGCGGCATCGAGGCGAACGGCAACGGCACGGCAGTACGCCCGAAGTTCTCAGCAGGCAACGTGACGGGCAGCATCACCGCTCTCTGCCTGGCGTTCGACGATCTGGCGAACTTCCAACTCACCATTCGAGAGACGCTGGCGGAATATCTGGATGCGGAGAACTTCCCCGACGGTAACCCAGATGCTGACCCTACTCAGGAATCCATCAGCGTCTGGTATATCGACCAGAAATCCGCCGAGGACAACGAGGCTGTTACCTGGGATTTGGCAAGCCCGGGAGATGTCGGCAACGAGGCTGTCGGCAGACAGATGACTACGCTGTGCCACTGGTGCATGACCGGCGGCTACCGTGGCCCTGACTGCGGCTACACAGGCCCGTATTTCGACATTGACGACAACCCGACCGACGACCCCGCGAAGGACCAGTGCGCAGGCCTCTATCGGTCCTGCAACAAGCGTTGGGGGCAGGGCAACCAGTTACCCATCGGCGGCTTCCCGGCCGTGTCCCTGATCGCACGGAGCTGACCATGCGCAAGCAGATACTGAGTGCCATTCGGGCGCACGCGGCCGAGGAGTACCCGCGCGAGGCCTGCGGAGTGATCGTCGGTGCCGGCAAGGCGCAGCAATACGTCCGGTGCCGTAACACGGCCGGACAGCCGCAGGAAGAGTTCCGGATGCATCCGGGGGACTACGCTGCGGCGGAGGACCTGGGCGAGGTGGTGGCCATCGTGCACAGCCATCCGGACGCGACCAGCCGACCGTCGCCGCACGACCTGGCCATGTGCGAAGCGTCTGGCCTGCCGTGGCACATCCTCAGTTGGCCGGAAGGCGACCTGCGGACGATCGCGCCGGCGGGCAACATCCCGCTGCTGGGACGGCCCTTTGTTCATGGCGTCTGGGATTGCTGGCAGGTCTGCGCCGACTGGTACAAGCGGGAGTGGGGTATCGAATTCCCGCACTTCGAGCGTTCCGACGGCTGGTGGGAGCGGGCAGACGGTCCGAGCCTCTACGAGCAGCAGTTCGAGGCCGCAGGATTCGTCCGGGTGGAACGGCCGCAGCGCGGCGACATGATCGTGATGGAGGTGGGGCGTACCGCGCACCCGAACCATGCGGGGATCTACCTGGGCGACGATCCGTCGCTGCCGGGCGAGGAGACCAAAGTTTTCGGCGCTGGCCCGTTCCTGTTGCACCACCTGTACGGAAAGCCCAGCGAGATCATCGTCTACGGCGGTAACTGGCACGAGCGGGCTCGCCTAGTGCTTCGGCATCGCCAAGCCAGGCAATAGGTTGTGCTAACCTCCAGCGATCTGTAAGGAGGGAATCATGAAGAAGTTGATCGGGGTGGCCGCGCTTATGGCGATGGCAGGGTGCTCGTCGATGAGTGAGTTGCGACAGGAGAAGCCCTACCGGTCGTTTTCCAGCACCAAGGGGGTTGAGCAGGCGGCAGAGTGCGTTCTGTTTGCCTGGCAAAATCAATCCTTAGCAGGCGTTCATTATGACGTTTCGCTGCAGCCGCTACTTGGCGGCGGGCGCACTGTTGTCTCGCAAGGACAGACTGAGTTCGTCGACGTGGTTTCCACCGACAGAGGGTCAGATATCAGCATTTACTTTCAGTCCGGGATAATGGGCTGGCGAAAGAACAGTCGAATCGAGGCAGTCAAGGGCTGCCTGTAAACCAAGCCGCCTTCGGGCGGCTTTTTCATGTCTGGAGGAAGCATGTCCGCGAGTGTCCTGAAATACCGACAGATGACCATCATCAAATTATCTGGGCCACTGATCCGGGAGTTCGGTCGTGAACATCGCCGGCAACTCGACACCGGAAGCGTCCAAGAAGCCTTCAGCGCCCTGCGCAACACGCTCCCTGGCTTCAAGGAGGCAATCATGCGCCTCCAGCGCTTGGGTATGCGATTCGCCATCTACCGGAACCGCAGGAACGTCGGAGAAGACGAGTTCTCCACCTATGGTGCCAGGGAGGTGCGGATTGTCCCGATTATCGCCGGCAGCAAGCGCGCCGGCCTGGTTCAGACCATCATCGGTATTGCAATGGTCGCGGTAGCGACTATCGCCACCGGCGGCATCGGCGGATTTGCTGCTGGCGGTGCCTGGGGATTTGTAGGCGCTACTGGTGCCTCTTTGGCTCTCGGTGGTGTCGTCCAAATGCTCAGCCCCCAAGCACAGGGCCTGAAGCAGAGTGCGGCGCCGGAGAACCTTCCCAGCTACGCCTTCGGTAGCGCCAGAAACACCACCGCCAGCGGGAACCCGGTTCCGATCTGCTATGGGAAGCGCCGCTGGGGCGGGGCGATTATCTCGGCTTCGATTTACGCCGAGGACAAGGTGTAACAACCAACCATGAGCGGCGAGGCCGCGGGAGAAAATTATGAGCAGAGAAGCAGGAAAAACCGAAAAGGATGGCAAAGAAAAGAAGCTTCAATATCGCATCCTTTTCGATAAGTCAGGGAGATATATGGCCGGTATTAAGCTTATCTCTCAATAGCTTCTATGAAGTTGTCGATTAGTTGGTTGTAATGCTCTTGGCTTCCGCCTTCGATGCTTACCGATCGAGCATCAAGCAGCCCCTTCTTAAATGATGCCGCCTCGAATCCTGGAATTTCCTTCACGGCACTGATGAGTTCGATAATCGCATTAGTGTTGGCTGAGGCATGCGTGGAAAAAACGGCTTCAATTGCTGCTATACGTTGTTCCAGATTAACGCTCATTTCGACCTCCTAGGTCTTTAACCGCGCCGACATTGGCGCCTCCCGATCCCTGGGCCGGCACGCTCAGGGTCGGGACACCCTTGCATGAAGGCACGACGCTACTACCCCGGTAGAGCGGTTGCCACTGGCATTTCATCCACGCTGTACAACCTTCCAGCCCGCCTCGCGCGGGCTTTTTCATGCCCGGAGGAAAGCATGGGCGCAGTTCACCAGCACCTGGCCGGCCGCAAGGGCGGCAGTAGCAAGCCGAAACAGCCGGTCGAGGCACCCGACAGCCTGCGCTCGGTCGCGATGGCCAAGATCCTGCTCGCCGTGGGCGAAGGCGAGTTCGCCGGCGTTCCGAGCGAGCGCGACATCTACCTCGACAACACCCCGCTGATGGACCCGAGCGGTAACCTGAACTTCCCGAACGTTAAGTGGGAGTGGCGCGCGGGGGCGGTGGACCAGGACTACATCCCGGGCATCCCTGCCGTTGAGAACGAAACCAGCGTCAACGTCGAGTTGCGCAGCGATACGCCCTGGGTGCGCTCGCTGAGCAATACCCAGCTTTCCGCAGTGCGTCTGCGCTTCGCCTGGCCGGCGCTTCAGCAGCAGGACACCAACGGCAACATCGGCGGGTACCGGATCGAATACGCCGTAGATCTGGCCACCGACGGCGGCGCCTATCAGGAGGTGCTGCGCGAGGCCGTCGATGGCAAGACCACCACCCGCTACGAGCGCTCCCGCCGGATCGACCTGCCGGCGGCCACCAGTGGCTGGCAGTTGCGCGTGCGGCGCCTGACGCCGAACCAGAACAACAACCGTATCGCCGACACCATGCTGATCGCTGGCTACACCGAGGTGATCGACGCGAAGCTGCGCTACCCGAACACGGCCCTGCTGTATGTCGAGTTCAGCGCAGAGCAGTTCAGCAACATTCCGGCCGTCACAGTCGACTGCCGCGGGCGGAAGGTTCAAGTGCCGAGCAATTACGATCCGGAGACCCGGGCCTACCTCGGCATCTGGGACGGCACGATGAAACAGGCATGGACCAACAACCCGGCATGGGTCACCTACGACATCAGTACCAATGCGCGTTTCGGCCTGGGCAAGCGGATCAAGCCCTGGATGGTGGACAAGTGGGAGATGTACAAGATCGCCCAGTACTGCGACCAGTTGGTGCCGGATGGGAAGGGTGGCCAGGAGCCGCGCTTTCTGTGCGATCTGAACCTGCAGTCTCGCGCCCAAGCCTGGACGCTGCTGAGGGACATTGCGGCGATCTACCGGGGGATGAGCTACTGGGCGCAGGGGCAATTGGTGTCCCAGGCTGATATGCCGCGCAGCGCTGACTTCGACTACGTCTTTACCCGGGCGAACGTGATTGACGGGAAGATGACCTACGGCGCCGCCTCGGCTCGCGCCAGATACAGCCGCGCCCTGGTCAGCTACGACAACCCGGCGAACAACTACGACACCGACGTGACGGGCTATTCCGACACGACGTTGCTACGCCGCTATGGCGACAACCCGGTGGAAATTTCTGCCATTGGTTGCACTCGCGAGAGCGAGGCGCAGCGCCGCGCGAAGTGGGTGGTGCTGACAAGCGTGCAGGATCGGACAATCTCCTTCACCACTGGGACGGAGGGCCGGATCCCCCTGCCGGGCTACATCATCCCTGTGGCCGATTCGCTGCTGGCTGGTCGCGAGATTGGCGGCCGGATCTCGGGTGTTGCTGGCCGCGTGGTAACGCTCGATCGCGTCACTCAAGCCAAGGCCGGTGATCGCCTGATCATCAACCTACCGAGCGGGCGCGCCGAGGGCCGGACGGTGCAGTCGGTCAACGGCAAGGCCGTCACCGTCACTGCTGCCTACTCGGAGACGCCGGAGCCGGAACTGTGCTGGGCGCTCGACGCCGATGACCTGGCTGTCCAGCTCTATCGAGTGATGAGCACCAAGCGTGACGACAACGGCCAATGGACCATCAACGGCCTGCAGTACGAGCCAAGCAAGTTCGACCACATCGATACCGGCGCACGCCTGGAAGATCGCCCGATCAGCGTTATCCCGATCACCACAGTTGCGCCGCCGGCGAGCGTTACGCTGACCTCGCACTACCAGTTCGATCAGGGGTTGGCGGTCAGCACGATGACCATCGCCTGGCCTGCTGTAGAAGGGGCGGTGGCATACGACGTCGAGTGGAAGAAGGATAGCGGCAACTGGATCCGCCTGCCGCGTGCCGGCACGACCAGCGTCGATGTGACCGGCATCTACGCAGGTGGCTATCTGGCGCGAGTGCGTGCGGTGTCGGCCTTCGACATCACGTCGGTCTGGAAGAGTTCGATCCTGACACAACTCAGCGGCAAGACCGGCGCGCCGCCGGCGCTGGCGTTCCTGCGTACCACCAGCGGACCGTGGAAGATCGGCCTGGAGTGGGGATTCCCGGCCAGTGGCGCGGCGGACACCGCCTACACCGAGATCCAACAGTCGGTTACCCCCGGCGGCAGCGAACAGAACGCAACTGCCCTGGGCTTGTTTGCCTACCCGACCGACACCCACACGCTGACCTCGCTCGCGGCCGGCGCTCGCTTGGCCTTCCGCGGGCGGCTGATCGACAGGACCGGCAACGTCGGCCCCTGGTCGGCCTGGGTCGACGGTATAAGCTCGACGGATGCGAGCGAGTACAACGAACTGATCACCAAGGAGTACGTCGAGTCCGCCCTGGGCGAGCAGTTCTTCGCCGACATCGATCAGATGCAGGTCGATATCAGTGGCCTGCAGGACCAGATCGACAATCTGACCGATGTGCTGGCCTACGACCCGACGAAGACCTACGCGCAGAACGATATCGTGCGGGTCGGCAACCGGCTGTATCAAGCGAAGCAGGCGGTGCCGCTCAACGCCTCGCCGCCGAACGCGACCTACTGGGCCGACATCGGACAGTCGATCGAGACGGCCAACGGCCTGGCCCAGCAGGTGGCCACCAACACCGCGGATATCACCGAGCTCGACGGTAAGGTCGAAGCGGCGGCTTCGAGCCTGGATGTTCTGCAGGCTGCCGCCCGCCGGGAGCCGGCGACCGGAGAGAAGGCCGATGCGCTGAAGGGCTGGGACACCATTGCTCGAGCCGCCACCGAAGTCACCGTGCGGGCGAACGAGGACGAAGCGCAGGCGAAGCGGACGAGCTTGCTTGAAGCGCGCACCGGGACCGCGGAGGGCAGGATCGCCACCGTCGAGTCGGTCGTTGCGTCGAACAATGCTGTAACCGTCCAGCGATTGGATCAGCTCACCGGCCAGGTTGCGAGCAACGCCTCGGCGATCAGCACCGAACAGACCGTCCGCGCCAACGCGGACAGCGCACTGGGGCAGCGGGTGGATACCGTCAGCGCGCGCACCGATACCAACGAGGCGAACATCCAAACCACATCTCAAGCGGTTACCTCGCTGGATGGCAACGTCAAGGCGCTCTACAGCGTGAAGCTCCAGGCGCATGCCAATGGCCAGAAGTACGCCGCTGGCTGGCAACTGGGCTTCGACAGCGGTACGAGCGTGACGACCATGGCGTTCCAGGCTGATCGGTTCCTCTGGTTCAACAGTTCCAGCGGGCAGACCGTGGCGCCGGTCTCGATCGTCGGCGGGCAGATGTTCATCAACAACGCGATGATCCAGGACGGTTCGATCACCAACGCGAAGATAGGCAACGTGATTCAGTCGACCGCCCTCGGTGCCAACGGCGAGCCGCTGTGGAAGCTTGATAAAGCAGGGAGTTTGACGATGAACAGCGCAACGTCCGGAGGCTTCATGAGGCAGACAGCGGAGGCCGTTAAAGTCTACGACGCGAACCTGGTGTTACGGGTACAGATCGGGAATCTCGACGTATGAGCTACGGCATCCGCCTGAGAAATGCGGCCGGCTCCATCCTGATGGAGCTCACCGGCCAATCGGCGCGTACGGTCTACCGGCAGTCGCTCGGCGCCATCACCAACGGGATGACGGTGACGGTGCCGGGTTTTGATCCTGCGCGCGGTGTTGTGTTCATCATTGCGAGCGGAAACGCATTCGGTGAAGTGCCCCTATACACAATTTCCGGAAACGTGGTGACGTTCCACTGGAACGGTTCATCCGGAACAACTTATGTACTGCATGCGGTGATGTTCTCATGAGCTATGGGGTATTAATTCGGGGGAATAGCGGGCAGACAATTATCGATGACTCGAACCCGTGTATTCACATTGCGGCATCAGGAACATACGGCGTACAGACCACTAGCGAAACTATCGTAAGTTATCCATCTGCGATCCAGTCCCCGTACGAGCCGTATGTGTACTTTAGGCCTAATGGTCCGCATCAGATATACCTGTTCAGGCATATCGGCAGTCCAGGGAACTGGACTGGATTCGCCTTCTGGCAGAGCATCTATCGAGACGTGGATCCTCCTGTCTACGGCGGAAAGTGGAAAGCTGGCGCGGTCATGTTGCCGAAAACCGGTGGGTGGGGAATGCAGGTTTTCGACACCCAGTCGCGGGTGATGTTCGACAGTAACCGGGACATCGTTCGCTATCTCGGTGGTGCGCAGGTTTGGAATAAATATGCGTATAACCCGAACTGGCCTGGCGGTTTGGCGCTGCAGACGTGGTATTTGCCGTTCCCCTACGGAACTGAGGCTTACTTTCAAGTAAGCCACTTCAATGTAAGCGCATTTATCACTGCTGAGGCTCCGCGTATTGGGTTTCTTGAGAACTCAATGAGCTTGATATTTGTTTCATCAATTGTTCAGACGGAAACTAATCAGCAATTCAACTGGCCGCTCATTGCAGTAGCGTAAATATATCTGGAGGACTATATGGCTTGGTATTCCACCGGCACGGTCGCTGTCACGCTGAATTCGCCGACAGTCACCGGCACTGGGACCACATTCTCCGCGAACGTCCGGGTCGGCGATGCTTTTCGCGGCCCCGATGGTCGTTGGTACGAGGTCACAAACGTGGCCAGTTCGACGGTCATCTCGATCAAACCCAACTACCAGGGCAGCACGGCCAGCGGCCAGGCCTATGCGGTGGCGCCGATCCTGGGCTACGACAAGGACCTGTCAGATCGATTCAACCTGATCGCCAACCAGTGGGGGGCAACCCTGGCGGGGATCAAGCCCTGGGCGCTTTCTGCAAATGCGGCGGCAGCGCGGGGGGATCTCGGCCTCGGCAGTGCGGCGGTACGGGAGGCACTTGGTGGTTCGGGCGCGCTGTACTCGCGAGATAGCATCCTCGGTGCTGTGGCTCAGGCTGGGGGCGTGCCGACTGGTGCGATCATTGAGCGCGGCGCGAATGCAAATGGCGATTACGTGCGATATGCCGACGGAACACAGATGTGTTGGTTCAACGCCAGCGTTACTGATCAGGCGATTGATGTCCCATATGGAAGTCTGTTTACCGGAACCCGTTCGTGGTCGTTTCCTATCGCCTTCTCGGGCAGCCCAACCGTGAACCCCGGCCTATTTCGCTGGGGGACTGGAGCAGGCTGGGGCACTGTTGGCGGTATCGCAAGCGCGACGGTGGCTACGTTGCGCGGATTTGACATTGTGTCGCGCGCGGCTGGAACAGCGACAGTGATCTCGGCATCCGCGATGGGGAGGTGGTTCTGATGAACTTCTTGCTTGTTCTTTCGCCGCAGTACGGGCCTGCGGAATTTGGCGACTACACAACCGTCTCGGTTTCGGGTGGCGTGCTCACTGTGGAGGGGCGTGACTATGCGTTCCCCGATCTCGAAGACGGCGCCGAACTCACGATGGAGGACTTCGCCGATCCATATCCCGTCTACCAGGTTCGGCGGCGAGGCGACACGATTTCGGTGTGGATCATCTACAGATATCCGGCGGGTGCGACCCATGCTGCCAGATACCCTGAGCCTGTTCCCGTTCCGGGGGATTTCGACGGGCCTGTTGATCTGCCGACCTGACAAACCTATCGACGAACGAAAGCCCGCCCTGCGCGGGCTTCGCCGTTTCTGGAGCTCACATGCCTATCACTGAGCAGCAACTGCTGCAGATACTCCCGAACGCCGGCCCTCGAGCCGGCGTTTTTGTTGGTGCGCTGAATCGCGGGATGACGCGGTTCGGTATCACGTCACCTGTGCGAGTCGCCGCGTTCCTCGCCCAAGTTGGCCACGAAAGCGGCCAGTTGACCCACCTGGTGGAGAACCTCAACTACAGCGCCCGCGGCCTGGCTTCGACCTGGCCGAGCCGGTACCTCGGCGCCGACGGCCAGCCCAACGCCCTGGCGCAGCGCCTGGCGCGCAACCCCCGAGCCATCGCCAACAACGCCTACGCCTCGCGCAACGGCAATGGCGACGAGGCGTCCGGCGACGGCTGGCGCTTCCGCGGGCGCGGGCTGCTGCAGATCACCGGCCGGTCGAACTACCGCGCCGCCGGCGCCGGGCTGGGCCAGCCGCTGGAGCAGGAACCAGAGCTGCTCGAGCAGCCGGAGTTCGCTGCGCTGTCGGCGGCCTGGTGGTGGGCCAGTCACGGCTTGAACGACCTGGCCGACCGCGGCGAGTTCGCCGCCATCACTCGGCGCATCAACGGCGGGCTCAACGGCCAGGCGGAGCGCCTGGCGCTGTGGGAGCGGGCGAAGAGGGTATTGGCATGAGCGCCTTCGTTCGAGTGTCGCCGATCCTGGAGAAGGCTGACGGTAAACTTTTCTTCGAGTGTCCGGGTTGCAAGATGCTGCACGGCGTCAACGTCGAGGTCGACGGTCAGCCCCGCTGGACCTGGAACGGCAGCGTCGACAACCCGACTTTCCAGCCGTCGATCCTGGTTCGGTATCCGTGGCGCCTCCTGGAGAGCGGAGAGCGTGAGCAGGTTGTCTGCCACTCCTTCGTCACCGATGGGCGCATCCAGTACTTGAGCGACTGCACGCACCGCCTGGCTGGCCAGACGGTTGATCTTCCGCCGCAGGGGGATGACGAATGACAGGCTTCCAGTGGAAGGCGGCCGGCTTGGTTCTGGCCTGCCTGCTTCTGGTCGGCCTCGGCGCCGCCGGCGGTGTCTGGCTCGGCGCGCGACACTACCGGCCGCAGTTGGATGCCGCGAGCGCGGATCTGGCTGCCTGCCGTGCCTCCCGGGGAGAGTTGGAGTCCGCAGTGGCGGAGCAGGTCCGGCAGGTTGCCGCGCTGCGCCTGGCCGACGAGCAGCGCGCCCGGGATGCCGCGCAGGCTGTGGATCGGGGACGGCAGCAGGCCGCGGAGCAGTATGTCGAAGCCCAGCGCCTGGTACGTGAGCGAACCGCCGGTGAGCAGTGTGCGGCCACCGAGGCGGTCATCGATCAGGAGTTGGGCCTATGAAACTGCAGGCGTGGCGAAAGACTGCAGGTGCAGCGATTTTCGGCAGGTGCAGCCGAAAGGCGCAGGTGGTGCAGGTGCTGGGGTTGGTGTTCGCGCTGGCGGGATGCGCCGGCCGGCAGGAAGCCGAGCCGCGCACGGTGCGCGTAGAGGTGCCGGTGGCGGTGCCGTGCCGAGTGCCGGTGGTAGAGATGCCAGTCTGGGCCACGGCGGGGCTGCGGAAAGGCCACGACTTACAGACCAAGGTCCGTGCGTTGCTCGCCGAACGCTTGCAGAGGATCGGATACGAGGCGCAGCTCCTGGCTGCGAACCAGGCCTGCCAGGATTAGGAGTAGACTACGGCCTTTTCCTACGAGGGCAGGGCATGCTGGTCATTCGATTCAAGGGTTGGTCGGTGAAACTCGACCACCAGGTGGGCAGCGCTGGGAAGTTCGGCATCTGGTCATTCCACGGCTCGGAGAGCAGCTACGTCCCAGACATGCAGACGATTCTCCGGCATGCAGCGATCCGGCCGGCGGAGCCGAAAGAAGGCGGGGAGGTCGAGGTATTCATCTGTGATTCGCGCATGCCGCAAGATGAATGGCGGCCTGTCGGCAGCGGTGTCGCGGCCTATGAGTCGGACCGCTGA